ATCTTCCCAGCCCAGCGGGTAAATCGTTGTGTCCGTCACGTCTTGACTGGCAGAACCGAAGAACAGCTGGCCCATACTGTCCAGTGACAGAATCTGGTACGGGTAGACCGTAGTGTCGTTGCCATCCACCAGTGCAGCGCCTGCGAATGCTTTCCCGCTGACGCCGGCCTTGATTGTCAACGCAAGCAGGTGCGAACGCAGGTTCTTGTACGTCAGCACGATGCGTTCGGCTTTCCGGTACATTTCTTCTGATACAGGCTTTGTTCCTGTGACCATCACGATTTTGAACGTGTACGGCGCGCCTGGCGGGTCCATCTCCCACCACTCGACAACATCAATCAGGTAGCCCAGCGGCTTCAGCGCTCGGTCAATCGCGCCAATGGTGCCCTTGTGCTTGTGCACGTCCAGGCTGGCTTTGATAACGTCGCGCTTTTCTTGCTCGCTCCAATCAATGTCCCATTCGTCCACGCTGAACGCCCAGGCCAGCCACGGCAGTAGTTCTGCGGGGCATGTGTCAGGGTTCCAGGACTCGCGCACCAGCAACGGCACGCCGGACAGCCTGTCGGTCACCTCAGACAGCGCACGTTCCTGCGCAGTGGCGTTGGGCGGCAGCAGGTGGTCAGTCATCCAGGCCACCGATTGTCACGTTGGTGCCGGTGCACCAGGGCGCCTGGTCCCATTCGGCCACGATGTTGGCCACAGGACTGGTCAGGGTCACGTTCTGGACGCCTTCCTGGTGCAGCGCCGCGTACAGGCCAGACAGCGTAATGTCGCGGCCCATGCGGTGGCTTTTCTCCACGTAGGCGTCCAGGGCGCTTTGCGCGGCCGCCAGGACCACTTCGCCGTCAGGGCCTGGGTACAAGGTCAGCGACGCGGAAACGGAGTAGGGCAGCAGCTCGGCCGACTTGACCAGCACCTGGTCGGTTAGCGGTCGCACGTCGTCTGCGCTCAGGGTCGCGTTCACGGCAGCCAGCAGGTCTGCAGGCGCGGTGCCGTCCCCGATGTTGGACAGCACGGCGACTTCGACCTGGCCAGGCACTGGGCTTTCGGCGTTGGCGTCCAGCACGCGCGCGTCTGCGCCAAGCGTGTGGAAAATGTAGGCGCCGGTCGGGCCTGCGGTGCTGAAGCCCTCGAACGACAGCTGGACGCGGCGCCGTAGGGATTCGTCGGATTCCATCACGGCCGGCGTCGGCGGCACTGTGGTATCGTCGGCCGGCACCAGGGTAAGGCGCTGCACGTTGTAGCGCGCGGCGATCTGGTCCAGGTCGGCACCTGCGCCGTATGCCAGCGTCACGGCCTTGATGGCTTCGTTGACGCGCTGGCGCAGCAGCATTTCGCGATAGGCGCCAACCTCCATGATCTTGTAGGCCGGGTCACTCTCAACCAGGGCGGTGAACGCAGGGTCGCGCGCCTGCAGGTCGGCGAGCCACTGGGCCAGGATGGTTTCGAAGTCCAGGACTTCGACTGCGTTCGGAAACGGCAGCTTGGAAAGGTCCACTGCGGTAAAGGCGCCTGCCACTTATTCCACCACTATGCCGTCAAGGGTGATTGTCTGGCCGTCCGGCAGGTATTCGCCGGTCAGGTTTAATTCGATTCGGCCGGGTTCTGCCGCCACTGCCTGGACACTTTCCAGCTTGAACCTTGGTTCCCAGCGCTCCAGTGCTTCGGCCGTGGCTGCGTACAGGTCCAGCAGCGTGGTGCGGTTCATCGGCGCGTCGATCAGTCTGAACAGCCGGCTGCCGTACTCGCGGCGCATCACGCGGCTGCCGATAGGCGTCCGTAGAATGTCGCTGATGGATTGCCGCAGGTGCTGCAGGCCGCCCAGTCGCTTGCCGGTCGATGCGTTGATTCCGTCCATGCGCGCCATTCTGCGGGGCAGGCTGGCGCGCATCCTCTTGGGCTTTTTCCAGCTACGCGCCGCCGTCGCCGTCGCCGTCCGTGATAGAGCCAGACGCGGTGATGTTGCCGTTTACTGCGATGTTTCCCGTTACTGCGATGTTGCCGGTAATGGCTGCAGTGGTTGCGCCGCCAGAACCAACCAGGCCGCTCTTGTAGGTCAGCACACCATCAACTGTCAGGGCGTCTGTGCAGTGCACCAGCGGAGTGTTCAGGGTCACGCTGGTGTCGGCGTTGATGGATGCCACCTTGCAGTTGATGACCACGTTACCGGACCCGGCAACGGTGACGGTCAGCGTGTTGGTCGCGCTGTTGTAATCAACCGTGCTGCCGTCAGGGTACACGGTGGTTTCCTGGTCCTTGCTCGCGGCCGGCGCTGGGCTGTCGTCCTGGTACAGCGAGCCGATGACTACGGCCTGGCCCATGTCGCCGTAGGGCGACGCGATAAGCACCTGTTCGTCAACCTGGGGCGGCGACCACTGGCGGGTCTTGCCAGCTCGCGCAGCGCCCCATGGCAGCCAGTCGGTGGTCAGGCCGGCAGTGCTGACCTTCACGCGGGCGTTCGCTTCGTCAAGCTCCAAGATTTTGCCCACGCGCACCAGGTTTGCCACCTGGCGGTTCAGCTCGCCCAGTTCGTAGTCGCTCATGGGTCCATTCTCTCGTAACCGTCGCCATCGGCGCCATTGACGTGACCCTGCGAATAAACCTCATCCGGCACCGTGCCTTCGTCGGTCCAAACGGTCTTGCCCAGGTGGATGACCTGCTGCCACTCGACGCGCCAGACTTCGTACTGCGGCAGGCCCTGGTCGCTGTCGCGGCCCATAAGCTTGAAGTCATCTTCATAGGCGCCAATGACCTGCGCCGGCCCTGTTGGTAGCTTCGGCGTGGTGCCGCTGTAGTTGGTCCAGCGGCGCTTGCGCAGCCAAGCGGCGAGTGCAGCAGCCAGCAGGCGGATGGACTGCTTGGCCTCGGGCGTGCGGAACCCAATAACCAGTTCGGCTTCGAACTTCGCCAGGACGGCCAGCTGCTCGGTGCCTGGGTCTTCGTCCTCCAGGTTTTCGAACTCGGTCATTTCCAGCAGGCAGGCCGGCTTCGGCAGCGTCTTGCGTTCCTCGCGGTAGAACTCGACGGTTACCAGGTCAGGAAACGCCGCCTTGATATCGGCCACGATGGCGTCGTGCAGCTCGGCCAGGTCAACTTCGGTATTGGCGTTCATCAGGATTCACCCAGCTTGAATTTCACGCGGGCGCGCAGGTCGCGCCGGAAGTGCTGCCAAAAAACGTCCAGCACCTGGTCAAAAATTTCGTCTTCGATGAATTCAATAGTCTTGCTCTCGATGGCGTGAAGCTGCTCGGCGACAGGCAGGCGGGCTTCCTTCACTCGCTTGAAAATGGTTTGCTTGCCCTTAACCTTGCTGCGGCCGACAAACCCGCCGTCGTACTCGGTGCCACGGAAGCTGGCGCCGTCCTTGGTCCTGGTAGGTCGCCCCTTGAAGCTGGACACAGGTAGGTCGTTCAGGCCGTACCACAGGGACATGCCTTGGTCGCGCGAGCCGGCAGCCGACATGCGCAACTTGATGGACTTCAGGCGCTTGCGCAGGACGGTGGCAGCGCGCAGCTGCAGCACCTTGGTCAGGCCCTTGGACGACATGCGCCGCAGGGTGGCTTCGGTGCGGCGCATGGCGCGGCCTAACGCGAAGATGGTCTGCTTGTCAGTGGCCTGCAGTTCCTCGCCGACCTGCAGCAGCTCGCGCCAATCAATGTCATAGTGCAGCATGCTGGTCACCGTCGCGCGCAAGGCGTACCAGCGCCCAGCCGGTGCCGTCCGCTTCAGGGCTTGCGTAAACGTCGAACGTCTCGCCGGCCACGGTCACGCGGTCGTACTTGCTGATGCCCACCATGTCCGATTCCTTACCGGAAATGCGCGGTTCGCTGGTGTCCGCTTCGTACTCGCCCAGCTGGGCGTTCAGATACGGGTCATCGAACAGCACCGTTATGGTCCTGGTCGTGCCATCCTGAAACGTGACGACGGCGGATTGTGCAAACCCGCCGTCGTCATCAGTCTGCAGGAAGTCGTCCAGGTTTTCCCAGGACGGCCCGCGCATTACTCGGCCTGGTCTTTCTTGGCGGCTTCGATAGCGGCCAGGATTTCTGCCTTGGTGTTGCTGTCGCCGACAGTGATAACGCCCAGCTCAGCAGCCAGCGCAACCAGCTGCGCCTTGTTCAGCTTCGACAGGTCGGGGTCGTCGCCGTCGTCTTCCACGCCGTCTTCAGCGGTCGCCAGCACGGCCTTGCCACGGTGCAGCAGGTTCTTGGCGGTTGGTTCGTCCACTTCCACCAGGCCACCGGCCGCGACCACTTCGCCGTCCACAGCAATGGCGCTGGTCAGCTTCAGAACAAAACTCTTACCCATTTGCTCGATCCTCGATCAGGAAGAAAAGGCCCGCCGCAGCGGGCCTATCCGGTGGCCGTTAGGCCGGCTTGCGGCCCAGGCAGAACGACTGCAGGCGGCGCAGGACGAAATCCACGTCCTGGAACACCACGATGCGCAGCTTGCCCTTGGTGCTGTTGCTGTACGGGTCCACGGTCAGGTCCAGGCCGCCCCACAGACCGATAATCAGGTCAGCGAAGTTGCCCATGAACACGTCGCCGTTGGCCACCTGGTTGGTCACGTCGGTGCCGTAGCCGTTCACGGTGTTGCCCTGTTCCCACACCGGGGCGCCGTTGGTGCCGGTGAACTTCTGCGTGGTCTTCAGAGCGCCGCGCATGCGGGCGTTCATGATGTAGGCCATGCTGTCCACGTCGGCGTTGTCGGCCGCGATTTCGGTTTCCATCTGCACCAGCTCGGCGTAGGTGGGGTTCACAGCGGCGAAGTTCACGGCGTTGATACCGGTGTAATTCGCGATGCCGCGCGGCTGGTTGGCGGTGCCGGTGCCGTAGTAGCCGGCCAGGTCGATGGTGGTAGCCAGCGCCGAAGCCAGGTCGGAACGCACCAGCCCTTCAGCGTCCAGGCTCGACTGCTGCAGGAACTTGCGGGTGATTTCGGTAAACGCGCCCACGGTCTTTGGCGACAGGCTGATTTGGTCAAGGTCCGGAGCGCCTTCGCCTGCGGCTTCGTCTTCACCCAGCCAGTAACCCTGTGCACCCGCGATCTGGCGCGGAATGTCCAGGTTGCCCACCAAGCCCGACAGCACGCGGCCGCGCTGCATGATGGTGTTGCGGTTGCGCAGCATTTCCACGAACGACTGCGACAGCAGGTCGGTGGCGATGGCGTAACCACCGGTATTGCCTGGGGCGCCGCCAGCGGTCGAAGTGTTCAGGGCGCGCGACAGCACGTCGGTGGGGATCAGGATGCCTTGCGGTTCCTTGTCCGCACGCTCGGCGGCGGCGCGGCTGGCCTCAAATTCGAAGGCAGCGGCTTCCTGGGCGCGCTTGTCGGTCGGGTTCACCAGGGCGCGCACGACGTTCAGGAACGAATAGTTGCGCACTTCCTTGTCGGTCAGGCCGATGTTCTGGTCTGCGGTCTGCTCGTTCAGCGGGCGGCTGCCGCGCTTGTTGATGTGGTCCAGGGCGGCGCGGGCGAATTCGTCGGTGGACTTGCCGTCCTTCACGAACTCGCGGGCCAGGTCGCTGCACTGGTAGCGCTCGCCCATTTCCAGGATGGACGCGGTGCGCTTGCGCTCGGCCTCGGTGCCGGAACGCTGGTGGCTGCGCACGTCGTCGCCGGCCTTCTCCAGGGTTTCCAGAACCTTGGTGATGTTGCCTTGTTCGTCCACTTCGGCGCGGACCAGGTTGCCAGCGGCATCCCGCGTTACAATGATTTTCATGTTTCTGAATTCCTCAGACTTTGGCTGTTCAGTGGTCGCGCCACTTTCGACGGTGGCAGTTTGCGTGGGCGCGGCCTCGGGTTCCTCTTGGGCTTTTTCCATGCTGCGGCCCACGCCCACGGTGTGGTCGAACGGCACGCTGACCAGGGAAATTTCCAGCGGTTCCCAGTCGGTGATGCGGTAAACGTCGGTATCGTCGCGCGTCTCCACCAGCTTGGCACCGTGGACCCGGTAGCCGACAGAAACGTGCTTGCGAATGCCGTCTACAACGTCCTGGAAAATCTCATTGGCACGCGCACTTCGGCCGAAGCGCACCACCGCACGGCCCCGCCGGTCGGCTCCAATGGTGACGGATTCCACAACGCCCACCTGGTCGGTCCAGTCGTGGTCAACCAGCAGCGCCCCACCGTCGCGCAGACGGTCCAGGCGGATGCTTTCGGGGTTGTGGTCCAGGATTTCGATGCCAAACCAGCGTTCGCCCTCGAATTCGGACGAAAACGCCAGCTCTACGGTGCGCGCGTCAACGTCGAAGCTGCGAACTTCCATCACGCGCTGCAGGTCGCCTTTCGCGTTGAAGTCCGGCAGCGGCTTGTCGCCGTCGCGCGTCATGTAGGTGCCCACCAGGGCGGCAGCCATGACGGCTGCAGCAAGTTTACTCTTTCGCATTCTGCGGTGCTCCACTCGGTGCAGGTGCAGGTTTTTGGGGTTGCTTGCCCATGCTCAGCATGACCAGTTCGGTGGCGTCCTTTTCGTTGATGCCTTCGGCCACCATGGCGTCAATCATCGCGCGAATGTCGCGTGCGGTTTCGGCCCACAGGGTGGCCGGGTCCTTGCCCTGCTCGCGGATGATGGCGCTGGGGCTGGTCAGCATGTTGTTCTTGCTGTCCACAGCCGCGTCCACGTCGGCGCGCGGGTCGATCCACTGCCAGCGGCGTGGCTGCCAGGCCACTGCGCTGTAACGGTCGATGCGCTCGGGCTTCAGCGGGCGACCGCGAACGGTCAGCTTCCCGCCCAGCAGCGCGCGCGGCAACCAGGCTTCGAACACAGGCTGAATCAGGCTTTCAACCAGCCATTCCTGCAGGTCTTTCCAGTGCTCGCGTTCGTCCAGCGTGCCTTGCCGGATGCTGGAAAAGTTCACGCCTTCCAGGTCGCTCGACAGGTTGTTGTACAGGACGCCGAAACCGGCAGCGATACCGCGCAGCATGGTCTTGTAGAACGGTGCGAACTCGCCAGCCGGGTACTGCGGGTTCCATTCGTGCAGCTCGGCGCCTTCAGGCAGCACCGGGAAGGTGCCGGCTTCGGCGTCGATGCTCAGCATTTCCTGCACTTCGTCGTCGTCCAGGTCGTCCAGGAAGTCAGGGCGCTGGCCATCTTTCCACTGGATGAAGCCCATTTTCGACGCACCCACGCGGGCGTTGATAATTGCCGCGTCTTCCATGCCGTTCAGGTGGCGCATGCGGAACAGGCCGGTGGCCATCCACGGCAGGCCGCGTTTCTGGCCCACCATGTCTTCCAGGAAGCCATGCACAATGTCGTCGGCCGGCACGCGCACGAAGTTGCGGCCGCCAAAGCGGTATTCAGATTCGCGTTCGTCGGTGGTGGTGAACAGGTAGAACAGCGGCCGGCCGTACTTGTTGAACTCGATGCCTTGCTTAATGAAGGTATCGCGGCCGGTGCGTTCTTCGTTCACGTCCACAGGGCAGCGCTGCGGGTCCAGCACCTGCAGGGCGAAGCCCCACGGCCCAGCGTCGCGGCCATAGATCAGGCGCACCATGAATTCGCCGTCTTTCACGGCGCTGTTCACGCAGCCGGCCTGAATGGCGCGCCAGGAACGCTTGCCGGTCACGTCGCAGTTCTTGCGGTTGCCCCAGGCTTCAAACCCAGCCTCAATGGCCTGGTTTGCCAGGGTGTCCAGCTTGCCCCTGTCGTCGCGGCTTTGCGCCTGCAGCTGCACGCCCTGCGGCCCGACGATGTTCTGGCGGCACATGCGCAGGAAAGACTTTGCATAGTCGTTGTTGCTCGACTGCTCGCGAGAGCGTGCCACAAGGATGCGCTGGTTGCGGTCCACCACCTGGTCGGCGGTCAGCGGGGTGCTGCCCCATTCGGTGCCGAAGCGGTCAGCCTTGCCGGCCGCGTACATGCGCGCGTGCACCCGGCTGCGCAGCGGCAGCCCCTGCTTTGGCGCACCGCCGCTTGTGTTCTGCTGCGGTTGGATCAGCGGAACGCCGGAACCCGAACGGGAAGCTGCGGCCTTTTCCTGCGCGATCTTCCACGAATTCATTATTTCAGCCTCACGCGCACGATGGCGCCGAAAATGGACTTGCCGCAGGCTGCCTGCTTCTCGCGGCGAACTTCGGCGCGGTACAGGTCGCGCAGCTTCATCAGCTCAGCCACAGGGGTGCGGTACAGCTCGCGGTTGTTGATGCGGTAGCGGTCCTGGTCGATGGTGGAACGCTTTTCCAGCACCGCTTCGATGGCTTCCAGGCAGCGCTGCGCATGGCTGCGGCCGTCGAAGCCTGCGCCAGCGCTCGCCATGTCGGGCGTGATAGTCAGCTGGCCTTGCTCGATTTCGTGCACCTCAGTGCCGCGAGTGGCGCGCACGGTGAACCAGTAGTCGCCAGGCGCCCAGGTCGCGGTCACGTCGGCGCCAGCGTGCAGGCGGTGCTGGCTGCCATCGGCGGTGGCCTGCAAATCAATTGCGGATTTGCCACGCAGAAGCACCGACAGCGCCCATTCGGGCGCCGGGTATGCGATCAGTGTCACCAGGCGGTCGAAGGTCAGCCCCGCGCCGATTTTCTCAGGAAGTCTGCAGCTCACTAGGCGTCACCAGCTGTTCACCCATCCACCGCCACGTCGCTTGCCAGGCTTCTGGCCCAGCGACTTGGCGCGCTTAATAGTGGGCTTAGTCTGCTGGGGTTGCGGCGCTGCATCCTCTTGGGCTTTTTCCACCTGCTCGGCGTTGTCGTTCGCGGGCGCCTCGGGCTTCGGTAGCGGTGCCGGCTTCCTGCGCTGGACTGCTGCAGGCGCGGCCTGGCCCAAGCGCTCGGCAAGGCGTTTAAACGATGGGTTCATGATCTTCAGCGCCGCGTATGCGTACACGCGGCAGTCCAAGCCTTCGTTTCGCGCGCGGTCGGGCTTGTGCCACTCGCGCACCGGCTGGCCCTTGATGTAGCGGGTGACCAGCTTTTCAGCCGTCAGCTGCTTATACCAGTCTTCGTCACGGTCGTTCGGGGTGTGGCAGTAGCCGCCACCACCAGGCTGCTTGGCGCCGACAGTGGACGCCAGGCGGCGCATGACAATCAGCTTGGCTTCGTCAACGCCGACCAGGAACAGGTCAACTTTCCGCGCGTTCTTGCCCGACTGCTTGCGCTGCGGCTTCTCCACGATGGGCTTGCCCCAGCCTGGCACGCCCTTGCCCGCGAACAGGCGGCGACCGGTGCGACCCTTGGCGTAGTCGTAGGCCGCCTGGGTCATGCCGTTGCTGCCGCCAGTGTCCAGCAGGGCAGCGCTGATGGGCAGGTGGGCGCCGCTTTCGTGCTGGTAGGTGGACGCCAGCAGGTCGTCCAGGTCTTCCCACACGTCGCCTTGCTCGGGTGCGCCCCACAGCACGTAATAGGCCACAGACCACGATTCCTCACCGACGCCCCAGGCCACCACCTCAACTTCCAGGCGGTCCATCTGCTGGTCAATGCCTGCGGTCAGGTACAGGCCACCGGCCGGCACTTCGGCGCGGTATTCTTCGGCGCGAGCCATTAGCCCTGTGGGGTCTGCCTTCTCGCCCTTTTCTTCGTAGGTTTCGGCCAGGCTGACGTTGACGAACGACTGCAGGTCGTCCACCGCCAGCTTGTCCAGGTACGACTGCACAATGTCGCGCAGACGCCGGAACGTTGAAAGCATTTCAGGTGCGTGGAAGCTGGCGTGGCCCTTGAACGGCTTGGCGGCCTTCCAGCCGGCGCCCAGCTTCTCGGCGTTGCGAATGGCTGCGATGCGCTCGCCGTCGTCCCAGTAGGCGCCGCAGCTTTCGCAGGCGTACAGGGCTGTGTCGGGTTCGTGCTCGCGCCCCTTGTCGTATTCGGCGTCGGCAATGCCGGTGGACTGCCGGCCCTTCCAGGTGACGTTTTCCCACTTCAGGTACTGGTGGTGCTGGCAGTGCGGGCACGGCACGTAATAGCGCCGCTGGTCGCCTTCCAGAAAACCGGTTTCGATCCGGCTGGCGCCCTTGATGGTTGGTGTGCTGGACCTGGTGGACAGGGCGTCATCGCCGAAGGTGGCGGCACGCTGCGCCAGCAGCTCTACCGGGTCGCCTTCGGCCGTGGCTTCCATGCCGTCCACTTCGTCGGCCTGGGTGATGGGCGCCGAACGGCCGCGCAGGGTCTTGGGCGAGCCTGCCCAGCTGAACATCAGCCACCCGCCGATGTACGAAATGATGCGACTGTTGTTCACGCCCTCACGGCCGCGCTGCTTGGCCATCTTGCTGCTGATGGACGGGTTGGCGTCCAGCATGGGGCGCAGCTTCGTTTCCTGGAACGTCTGCACGTCGCCCTGCGTCGGCTGCACGAATATCTGCGAACGCGGTTCGTGCGCGATGAAATAGCCGGTGATGCACTGCTGAATGGTGGTCTTGCCCAGCTGGGCGCCGGTCATGTAGTCGGCGCGCCTGATGCCTGGTTCTTTCACCACGTCCAGCATGCCGCGCTGATAGGGCGCGTTATCGAACCGTATAGGCCCCGGCTTCGCGTTGCCCACCGGAATGCGCACGTTGTCTTCAGCCCACTGGCTCGGCAGCATCCTTGCCGGTGGCACCAGGTTCTGCATGGCGCGGTGCATTGCTGCCACCACGCCGCGCAGGTTGCTGAACTGGTGGGCCTTAGCCATGGGCCACGGCCTTGACGGCGGCCAGGTCGATCATGGCCGGGTTCACAGTGTGCCTGGCCACCTCGCCGAACTGGTCGTGCAGAACTATGCACTTCATGTCGCGCGGCGCGCGGTAGCCGCCCCAGTGCGCGTAGGCGTCTTTCGCGGCCAGCGTGCGGAAGCTTTCGACCGATACGCCTGGGTAATCCTTCAGCGACTGGTGGTGCACGTGGCCAATCCACCAGTAACGGTGCTCAGTCTCGCCCCAGTCCTTGGCGCGGTCAGCGGCCATGACGCCAGGCAGGCGTTCGGCCTTGCAGCTGTGGCCGTGGTGGCAGCCCACCAGGGTCTTGCCGTGGCGGAAATACTGGAACCCGCTAGGGCTGGTTTCCACGGTCACGCGCGGTTCGTTCGCGTAGACGTTCGCCAGGCAGATGGCCAGCATGATGCTGCCGGTGTCGTCGTGGTTGCCAATGACGTTGATAACCCGCACGTGGCCGTGCTTGGTCAGCGCGGATTCGATGCACTGGCGCATGATCTTGACGCCCACGCGGGCCATCTTCGAATAGCGGCCGTCAGTGTCTAGGCTGTGCCCGCTGCGAGTGGTGACGCCTTCCATGTTGTCGTAGTGGAACCAGTCGCCCAGGTTGATGATGGTTGCCTGCTCGCAGGCTGGCGACAGCTGCACCAGGCGGTCCATGGCGGCGCACTGGATGGCTTCGGCCAGCTCCAGGTTCCAGTCGTCGCCGGTTTCCTCGGGCCAGGACAGCATGCCCACGTGCAGGTCGCCGATGGGGTAGCAGGCCATCAGCCGGCCGTCAGTGTCGCCAGGGCGATCAGCTCGCGCGGGCAGGGCAGGCAGACCAGCGGCCATGGCCTGGATGCCTTCCTGGATGATTTCGGCCTGGCGCTGTTGGTCAATGCTGGTCTTGACCCACTGACCAGTCGGCTTGCCTTCCTTGTTGTAGTAGGTGCTCACGCCCTTGACGTGGTATCCGTCCGGCGCCACGCGCTGCATGTCGTGGTCGGGCGAATAGCCCTGGCGCGCGGCCTTTTTCTTCACGGCTTCCAGGGCGCCCCACACGGCGCGGCTGTCGATGCCCAGTTGCTCGCCGGCTTTCTTGGTGCTGCCGTGTTCCCAGTACGCCTGCAGGCACTCGGCCTGGCGCGGGGTGGCGAACTGCAGCAGGTTGTCGTCGCGCTCGGTAGTCTTGTTCATTCGGCGGCTTCGTCTTCGTCGTCTTCGTCGTCGCCCAGGTCAATGTCGGCCTCGGCAGCTGTCACCAGCGCCAGGTCGATTTCGTCCATAAGCGTGTTTTTGAATTCCAGTTCGTCGGTGCAGCCCAGCAACCGCAGCACCGCACGACCTGGAACGTTGCGCATGTTGGCGCGGATGGCTGCCATGGCGGCCGCCTGGGCGCGCTCCATTTCGCGAACCGGCGCCACCTCGCCCTTTTCCTTGGCCAGCTCCAGTTCGGCGCGCTCGGCTTCGGCTGCCAGCTTGCGGCGCTTCAGCTCGGTTTCATCTGCCAGGGCGGTGCCGCTCCCTTCCTGCCTGGCCTTCTCGCGCAGGAACGTGGCAACGTCCGCTGAATTGAATTCACTTGCGACGCCGCGCTGACCTTTCTTTACAGGGCAACCAGCACGCACCCAGCCGTCAACCGTCGGCGGCGTGACGCCAAAAAACGCCGCAACCTCGCCCCGGTTAAGGGTTTGGCCCTTGCCTTTGCTAGCCATAAATTTTCCTGATGAAGATTGGTGTTCTAATCAATAATCCGAATTTCAAACGGCACGCAGATATGGGTTTTCGCGGAGTCTTTGCCCCCGCAGGCCATATGCCGCCCGGAAGGACCCGCCGAGAACACGCATAGCGCGCCTGTCAATCCCTTTCTGCTACCGTTCATCGCCTGCCGACGAACGGTCATCGCTCGCCCTCACTGCATCGTATGCCCGCTCACACGCACGCCCGCGCTCTATGGCTTGGTCAGCAACTCCAGCCAGGTGGCCCGCTCTTGAGTCAGCGCGCTTGAGCACGTCGGCAAGCAATCGGGCGTCCTTGGAAGCTGCCTTGCTTGCGTCGGTAGTGCAGGCACTGACGCGGGCTTGACTGTCTGCCAGTCGGGCTGCGAGACGGTCAGCTGCTTGCTGCACGCTCCCAGCAAGGGCAGCAGCATCAGCAGCATCAGCATGGGCACGGTCGATTGCCTGTTGTGCATCTTGGGTCACCTTGTCGATGGAGTGTTGCCGGGCAGTCTCAATGGCGCGTTGCTCGGCCTGTGCCTGTGCGGTCTTGGTGGCGTCTTCTGCCAGGTGGGCATTCCACTTGGCCTGCCATTCGGAGTTGGTCACCTTCACGCCGTGCGAGTAGGTGGCATAAAGCCCAGCCAGCACCATCAGCACCGGCCCGATGTAACGCAGCAGAAAGTCGCCCATCACTGCACCGCCATGCACTGGTTGTACCGCTTCAGCTGCCGCGACCACACGCCAGGGCAGCGCTTATTGCCAGGGGTGCTGCAGTCGTACCCAGCAGCGAACCGATACCGCAGTAGCGCCTTGCACGCTGCCACGTAGTTGCCGGCCTGCAGCTGGCGACGCATGGACGATTGCCGCCAGTTGCCCATGCCGTACTGCCCGACGAAATCCAGGTACAGGTCGTATTCCTCTTGGTGCAGCTTCACACCAGGCAAGGTGGCCGCAAATGCCTTTTCGTCCTGCGCCATCAGGTTGCGAGCCAAGACCGCTGCACGCTCGCGGGTGATGGTGTCGCCCATCTTCACGCGGGTGCCGTCTTCGTAGCGGGTAGAGCCATGGCCGATGGTGGGCACGTCGCCCTTGGTGGGGATGATGGCCTGGCTGGTGTAGCCTTCGCTGGCCTGCCATCCGGCAAACCCTGCAGCACTGATGGACAGCGCCGCCACGATGATGCGGTTGCGGATACTCACTTTAGCCACCCGCGAGCAACGAAGAACTGGCGAACAAAGCGCTTCCACGCCCATTCACCGATCAGGATTGCGGAATAGCAGAAGGCCAGGAAACTGGCAGCTTCTGCCCACGAAGTGATGCCGACTGCTGCCCATGCGGTCGCAACTTTGGCGACTGGGGCGGCGATAGTTTGGGCTTGATCGTTCATTGACTGGTGCGCGCCAGGTTGTTGAATACTGGCGAAGTGTTGTCGTTCGCCGCCTGTAATTCCTCTTGGGCTTTTTCCCGCATCAGGTTGCGCACGTGACGGTCAGAACAGCCCATCAGCTCGGCCACGTCTTTGGCCTTCATGCCGCTGCTTGCCATGTCGATGATGGCGCGGTCACGGAACGCGCGGTAAACCTCGGTGCAGCTGGCCGGGTTCAGTATCTCGCCACCGAACGCATCAACCAGGCGCTGCGCGTCGTGCCACCCAAGCAGCTGCACCAACTGATGGTCAGGCTTCAGGGTCTTGGGCACGTACAGGATGACATGCCAACTGGTCTGCTTGCTGTTCTTGCGGGTCTGGTAGGAGCGTGGCAGCTGGCCAATCAAGTATAACGCACGTTCACGCCCGATAACGTCGGCTATCTCTTGAGCACTCGCAGGTAATCGCACGTCACGCCCCTTGTGTTTATCTGTTTGTCTAGTGGGGCAATTGTACCAAATACTGGCGATGTGCTGTATAGAAATTGTTCAGTTGGGACAAGGTGGGACAAGCCTTGTCCCTGCTGAAACCCTTGATTTAGAAGGGCTGCAGCCGATTTGGGACCAAGTGGGACTAGAATTGCATAGAGATAGGTAACCGTTCCCCTGTTCTCTGTACGCTTACCTATTTCTTTTAAATACTTGTCCCAAGTAGTCCCAAATGGCAGAAAAGCCTTATAAATCAGGCATTTGATGTGGGACCAGCACCTGTTTTGCTTGTCCCAAATTGGGACCAGTTGGGACCACCGATGGATGCCGCACGCTCGCCGCACCGGCCTGGTGGCAAATCGCGCGCATGAAAAACCCCGCACTGGGCGGGGTTATTGGTTGGTGTTGACGGTCAGCGGGTTGTCGGTGGGGCAGGGATGCGCATGCCGTGCTTGTCGTAACCGCTCACGCGCAGATAGCTGCCGCGATACAGCGCGTCTTCGTTGCAGGTCATGTTGCCAGGTGTGCGGGCCTTCTGCATCCAGGAATCAAGCGCGAATTTCTCGGCGCCTGTTTCCGCCATCAGTGTGATGACGCCGTGTTCATCCATCTGTGCTTTCATGCTCGCTCCCCCTTCGGCCACTGCTTGCGCTTGCGCCCATGCGGCCGGATGAACACCAGGTACAGCCATGCCAGGCGGATCATGCTGCACGCTCCAGCTGCAGCATGGTGAAGTGGGTAAGAAACGACAGCTCAGCGTCGAACATCCGCCACGGCAGCACCCGGTCAGCGAAGGGCTCGACGCCCTCAAGCACCTGCCATTGGTCGGGATGCTCGGCAATCAGGTCGCGTTTCTCCGTCGCCAGTGCACGCAGGTCAGCCACCTTAATGGCGCCGACGTTGCCGCAGGTCAGGCCGAACTTTTCTTCAATGACCTGTTCAATGCGGCGTTCCACGTCTTTCAGCTCAGGGATAACCCATTTGATTGGGCTGGCAATGTCTCCGATGTAGGCTTCAGCCGCGTCGTGCAGCAGTGCTTCCAGGCGCAGGTCAGCGGGCACGTTCTGCGCCACCAGGATGCTGTGCTGGGCGACGCTGTAGTGCGCATAGGTGTGGCCGTTAAAACGGCAGATTCGCGCCAGTGAATGCGCAATGTCGCGAATGTCGATCATGTCCGGCGTGGGGTTGAGAATGTCGAACCGCTTGCCGGTGTGGGTGATTATCCAGGACACGTTCCTTTCCTCAGTAGGTGGGCGCCAGCTGCGGCGCCCTGGTGGTTGTTGTCGATCAGTGAACGCTGCCAGACTCAGGGAAGAACGCCTGCAGCCTCATGGCGCGCAACTGGTCGGCACGCTGCACAGCCATGGCCGATGCCACTTCGCCCTGACCTGCCATCGTGGCCTGGATGACTTCGGCCAGCGCTTCTTCCTTGGAAGGGAAGTGCGAACCGACAGCCACGGCGCTGTGGCCGTCCTTGCGCTGGGTGTGACCGATGATGAACGAGAACGGCAGGCGGTGTTCCCTGCAGGCGTCCACTACTTGCTGAAGCAGCGGAACGACGTGCTCCATGTAGGCGGCGAAGCGGTCGTATTCCTGCGGGTTGCACGCGGCCCAGTCTGCCAGGTCGAAACCTTCTTCGCTTTGGTGTTTGGTCTTCATGTCCATGGGTGTTTCCTCTTTCTTCGTTGGGCTTGCCATCATCAGCGGGCTGGTAGCCATCCAGTCCCGGACAACCGGCCTGCACCACCGAAGTGGCCGGCCGGAGTTTCGGCGGGGTTGGTTACGGCAGCAGCTCGCCCAGTTCGACGCCGCGCTGGTGGTAGGTTTCGCGGGCTTGCTCGCGGTGTGCCTGGTATCGGTCCAGTGCTTCGCGCAGGGCCTTGCGCATTTCCTCGGCGCTCAGCTTGTCGAATTGCAGGATGGTGTCCAAGTCGCCAGCCAGGTTTACGCCGGCCACACTGGTGCTGTTGGAGCGCTGATGCAGGGCTTGGATTTTCTGAAGTTCGGTGGCTGCCATCGTCTTGCCCTCCAGGGCGTTATTCGTTTCGTTGAAATGATTATCGGCGTTTACCTAAGTAAACAGCCAATTGATTGTTTCTATCGACTTCACGCGCACCAATAGAAAACCCGCCGAAGCGGGTTTGTGGTCAGAACGGTGCGCCTTCGCGCTCGCTGTATTCTGGCGGCATCTTGAACAGCCGTTTGCTGCCGGACTTCCTGGGCTTGTCGCCGGTCAGCTTCTGCAGCAGCCGGCTGCAGTCGGTGGCCTGGGTCTTGGTCGGCCTGTCGAAGCCAACCGACAGCAGCACGTCTGTGGCCGTCAGCTCGCGGCCCATGCCCTTTCGCGCCCAGTCGAAGCGCTGCAGCAGCATTTCTTCCAGCGGGTCGATGGCTTCGTGCTCGCGGTTGACGCCTTCCAGCGCGGCTTCCTCGTCACGCTCCAGCCACCAGCGCTCACCGTCGCGGAACAGCGCGGCGACTTCGGCCCATAGCTGCTGCACGTCAATGTCGTGCGTGTAGTTCACGCCGACTACCGGCACGGTCCACCAGCGCACGTTACCGGTTTCGTCGGCCAGGAAGCGTTCAGGGTTCACGCTCGCGAAGAACACAGTTCGGCGCTGATAGCGCGATTCCAGGCGGTCATACGGCCGGCGCAGCATGTCCACGTCTTGGCTGATAAACGCCTTCAGCTTCGCAATGTCGGCCTTCCTGAAAGTGCCGTCCAGCTCGCCCAGCTCGACCATCCAGTGGCCAATGGCGCTGCTGATGCTGTCCTTGTTGGTCGGGTCGATGTTGGCGCCGACCTTGATTAGCGTGCGCTGTTCCTGCGGCACCAGGGACTTGAACCAGGCGGTTTTGCCCAGCGACTGTTCGCCCTGCAGCACCAGCACGCCCTTGGACCAGAAGCCATTCGGCAGCAGGGCAGCTGCAGCGGCCGATACCAGCCAGCGGCGCAGCAGCAATTCCAGCAGCTCGCGGTCGTAGCCTGGCGCAGTCTCCAGGGTGTCGCACACGTCCTTCAGCCGGCTGATGCCGTCCCAGGGCCTGGACATGATGAATTCGGCCACCGGGTTGTAACTCTGCTGGTTCGCAATCAGCTTCAGGTAGTCGCCAGTGTCGGCCTTGGGCATGCGGTTGCGAGCGCACAGGCTGTTGATTTCGGCCAGGGCGCAGTTCGCGGCCGCGTCGCCACCGTAGTTACGGCCAGGGATGACCACGGCCACGTCCTTGCTGATGATGTTGTACCGCGCGGTGATGCCGTATTGCTCCAGCAGCCACTGCAGATTTTCCCACGTGTTCAGCGGCTGCTGACGGTCGGACAGGTGCGGGAACATGAACGGGTTGACGCTGCTGTCCAGGTCCAGGTGGTTGTCGTTGGCGGCCTTCGGGATAACCGCGTTGATCTGCTCGCGCACGGCGTCGATGCCCTGACGCTGGTGCAGGTCGTTGAAGTCGGTGGGCTTGCCGTCCAGGCTTTCGAACTCAGGCACCACCAGGATGGCATTGGCCGAACTGGCAGCCTGGCGGCCGTAGTGCACGCCGTCGTTGGTCTGGCCGGGTTTGTGGAATTGGTCGTTGTCCACGGCCACCAGGATGGTGGCGGCGCCGAACAGCTCGCGCATGGCCCTGGCGATGTTCGGCACGTTGCCAGCGTCGAACGCCACAGCCACGCAGTGACCGGTGGCCATGTGGATGCTGGCACCAGTCGAATAGCCCTCGCAGACGACGATGACCGGGTTGCCGCCCATTGGCTTGCCACCCAGCATGAAGAACGCGCCGCGCTTCTGGCCGCCTGGCAGGTAGTCGCGGTCGCGGCCGATTTCGGCGTTGTCGTTGACGAAGATGGCCTGCAGGCTGACCAGGTGGCCGTCGATGTTCTGGATGGGCACCAGCAAGGCTTCCTGGCCGTTGCGCCACTTGCCGATGCGCAGCCCGAACGACAGCACGCCCTTGCGCTGCAGGTATGGGTGGTCATCGCCTTCAATGTCGTGCGCCAGGTCCCACATGGTCTTTGCACGTTCGGCCGCCATGGCGCGCTTGCGCTCACGCTCGGCCCGCTCGGCTTCTTCCTCGGCCTTGCGCTTGGCGCGGCGTGCCTCGATGGCCGCCTGGTCGATAGGCTCGCGCAGTTCTTCGTTCAGGCTGAACCCGAACTGGGTAGCCTCATGTATCAGGGTGGCGATGGTAATGCCGCCACTGGGCTTAATCGACTTCCAGGTGTCGCGGGCGTCAATGCTGTTGTAGGACTTGCCCGACTTGCTCCATTCGTCCCACAGCGCGAAACCTGCGTTGCCCAGCTCGGACTTAACCGCCATGCCGATGCGCACCCATTCGTCACGGCTGCAGCCGGCGTCAAGGTACGTCAGGGCCTGGGCAATCTCGTCCTCGGTAAGGTCGCGGTAGGAATTCGCGCCCGTGCTCATTGGTTTCATCTTTGCCCCTTACCGGGTGTACCAAATTTGCTTGATGGTGTGTTCCAGGCGCTCGACGGCAGCCAGGCCGCGTTTCTGCAGGATGCCACCGCTGATAACGCCGCGTTCGTCCATCTTGCCGCGCAGGCGTGCCCGACGTGCTGCCTTGGTTGGCAGGGCGATGATGGCTCGCGCCTCGCATTCGTGGCGCCATTCCTCGCTATCCGACAGAACTTCACGGCCGTCGTGCAGCGTCACCTTGCTAGGCTTCCAGCTGCAGGCGTTCACGCTGGCACCATCTTGGCTTTCAGCAGCTCCAGGGCGTGTTCGGGAATCTGGCGCTTGTCGTCCTTGCACCGCCAGATGCGGACGGTTTGCGGCGACCGGTTCAGCAGCTCGCCGACCTTCTCAGCGGTCAGGCCATGAGTGGCCATCAGCTGGTGCAGCTGTTCGGTTCTATTGGTCATGTCGGTGTAATCATCAGTGTTGAAACAGGCGCCCATTGTACATAGGCGCGTTGAAATAAGTAAACAGTCTCTGTAATTACTTGCGGCTCACTTGCGTTCACCGAAAATCATTTCAATCTTCGCCATGGCTGCCTTGACGCGGGCGCGTGACGCCGATTGCTCGCGCAGCCTGGTGACCAGGCACTGCGCGGCGAAGGCTTCGGCGCCGACTTCGTCATGATAGCTTGCGTCCGTGGCGCGCTGCTGGTCCAGCTCGCGCGCCTGGGCGCTGTCGGCGTAGTCACTGCGCCGCATGCTGCACCGATCCGAACAGCACCGCGTCGCCGCGCAGGGTGTTTTCGCGCACCGTAACCGGCTCCAGGTGGTCAGGGTTGCAGCAGTTTCGCACCTTGCAAAGATGGTCCAGCACTAGGCCGGCTTCGATCTGCCCGCGCAGCAGCTCCCAAACCGCGCGGTGCGTCATGTGCCGCTTCCCGCCGATCCACACGCGGCCATAGCCGTTGCGGTTCAGCTCGCCTTGCCACTCCCAGCAGCCGCTGTCAGTCACTAGGATGCGTGGCGCCATCCTTGGTGGCAGGGCTTCCAGGCTCATAACACCCACCAAAGCAGCGGGCACCAGAAGAACACCACGCAGCCAAGTGCGCACAGCAGCGCAATCTGTAGAAGGTTCACACGTCACGCGCCTTGCCGTCATTGACGACCAGCTTAACCGTGCCGCTTTCGCAGCCTGTCAGGTGGATTTCGCCATCAGGCATATTCCCGTCCACCACCAGGTTCATGCCGAAGACACGGCGCGGCGCGCTCGGCTCTGCACCACCCGCCAGGGCTTCCAGTCGGTCGTAGGCAGCGCACGCTGCGCAGACATGCCCTGTCGCATCCCAGCGACCGCGAACCTGGTGACAGTGCCCTGGATAGCCGTGCGGTTCGTCGTCTTCGTCGCGAGCTGACAGGGCTGCGCGGGCTGCGCTCTGCAGCTCGGCCAGCTGGGCGCGCAGGGTGTCGATCAGGTCGAAATCAGGCGCCTTGCCAAGTGGCGGCTTCCACTGCTCGCCGCCGTTGTACGTGTAGCGCATGCCCTGCAGGGTCTTGATGGCTGCGGCGGCGCTGCTGGGCTGGTCCAGGCCAAAAATGAAGTCTTTCAGTTCCTGCGCATACTCGCCGCGAGTGACCACGAACAACGCGCCGGTTTCGGTGTTTTGCAGCCACTTCACCGCACCGTTCCCGCGCTCGCGGTTGTGCGCCTTCCAGTACGCTAGGCCGATTTCCTGCAGCTTGCATTGCAGCGCGTCCCAGTCGGTCGGCAGGCCCATCAGCTCTTGCAGCCCCTTCACCTGGTCTTCCAGGGCATAGGCGTGCGCTTCCAGCTTTTCGAACATGGCTGTCAGGTCAGTTTCTGCCTGCAAGGTTTCTGCGGCCCTATCCCAGCCTTCGCCCTCATCAAAGCGGGCGTTTCCGTATGCCATCAGAGCACTGGTAAATTCCTTGGAAGTCATTTGCACACCTCAGCGGCATTGCCGCGATAGTCAGGCCAGCCGTACTGGCCTTGGGTTTCTTTGAAGGTCTTGACCATTTCGCAGTACAGCGCTTGCTGCTGTTCCAGGTCGTCGGGCTGCGGGTCTGGCAGGTTCACCAGCACCACCAGCAGGGCGAAGCACGCCACCCAAAACAAGCGGTTCATTTCGCGTCACCCAGGTGCCAGCCGCTGCAGTAGCGGCAGGATTCGATGGGGCGCAGCTTGCCGGTTTTGGCGAAGATGCGCTGCTGTGCGGCCTTGGCCTGGTCCTTCGACCAGAACGACCGGCGAACCTGGCACTGGCTGTCGTCATAGATGACGGTGTTAGGTGCGAACGGGTGCTGCTCCATGGTGTTGCCCTCGCGTTGTTTACGTTTGGGAATTGTGCGCGCAGGCAAAGAAAAAGGCCCATTGATTGTTTCAATGGGCCTTCTGGCTGCCGATAGTTTACTGCTCGGCGTAAGGTCGCTGGCTGGTCAGATGCCAGCCGCTGCAGTGCGGGCACAGGTAGACCCTGCAGGGAATGTGCGGCGTCTTCGGGTCGCGCCGCACGTTCGCCAGCTCCAGCATGGCTTCGGGTTCGGTGCGATACCGGCGTTTCTTGCAGACTTCCTGGCCGTTCGGCATGCGCCAACCGACCACCTTGCCGTTCCTGATGATGATGGCGGCGCCGGCCTCGCGTATCAGGGCCTTCAGTGCTCTTGATGCATAGCCACGGCGCCGGCCGTGCTCGCCTTCGATGCGCGCTCGCCTGCGGGCGAACTCGCCAGCGTTCACGCGGCACCACCCAGCAGCCGATAGTCGCCGTCCGCACGCGGGTACAGGTGGGTGGCGCTAGGCACGGTCATGACACAGTGCGAGCCGTCGCCCAGGTCCACGATGCAGTCGCGCATTGCGACGCCGTACAGGTCAGCCAGACGCGCGGCGCTGACGTAGTGCGACTGGCCGTCGCTGTTGCAGGTGATGTTGCCAGGGTGCAGCACGTACTTGCGTTTCACATTTCACCATCCAGGATGCGCACGGCATCGTCAGCCGACCGCGCCACACCGGCACGGCCTCCATTGTCGTTCACGGCCTTCAGGAAGTTGCCCTGCTTGTCGCTGGCGCGCCCCTTGGCCGTCTTCACTTCCACCGCCACGAACACGGCGACCGTCTGCCCCACCATTTCCTGGGTGATGACCACCGGCACCAGGCCGAACAGGTCGCTGAACCCAGGCGGAAGGCCGGTGGTGAACGGCCGCGCGCCTTCGATCAGCACGCGGTTGCCTGGCAGTTTCTTCACCTCGGTGCCGGTCCACGCCTGGCCGACGTTGGCGCGGAAGATCAGCCCCTTGTCAGCCAGCGCGTTGCGGATTTCGTTTTGTATGGCGTGTTCGCGGCTCATTGCGCACCACCCAGCAGGCCAACCGGCTGCGCCTGCGGCAGCTCGGTGCCAACCAGCATTTCCATTTCGTAGGTCAGCGAAAGGAATACGAATGGCACCATAAGCATAGGGCAGCGCGGGTTCAGCTTGTACTGCGATCTGGCTTCAACACCGCCAGGCGTTTTGCAGCTGACGCGCACCACTGGCGCGCCATCGTCTGCCTTGTCGCACCACCACACCAGCGGCAGGCCCTTCATTGCGCACCTTCCTGCAGCTCCAGCTGGGCTTCCTTGTTCTGCTTCTCGCGCAGCTTCAGTTCCTTGTCGGCCAGCACGCGCTGCGATTCTTCAAGGATCAGGTGCAGTTCCATCAGGTGCTGCAGGTCTACTTCCACCTTGCCTTCGGCAATCTCGCCACGGTGGTATCGGTCGATCTGCAGGCGAGCGTCCATCGGCAGGCTGGAATGCAGCTTGATGGTGGCGCCGTGCAGGTCATCCAGCAGGTTGCGCGGCACGCTGGGGCCTTTCATGGTGCCAGCCGTCACCTTGCCCTTGCCCTGGGCCTTGGCCTTCTCCAGCTCGCCGCCCAGCACCTGGCCCGCGTCGTCGCCGTGCTGGCGCACCACGTCCACCGCGACGCTGCCCGACACTTCGCCGGCCTTGACCATCTGTTGAACTGCGGTCGGTGCGTTGGCCAGAATCAGCAGCTGGTCCACGCGCTGGCGGGTCATGCCGATTTTCTTGGCGATCTGGTCAGGCGTCCAGCCGAACGCAGCCAGGCGCTTGCAGCCGTTGGCCTTCTCAAGGTCGGTCAGTCGGCGGTTCGTGTTGCTGGTGAAGACTCGGGCCAGGCGGTCGGCGTCGTTGCCTTCGAACGGGACAACGGAAACCCAAAATTCCAGGATTTCGGGGTTGTCCTTGTTCGGCGTTTTCGGCAGCCGGCCCTGGGCATCCAGCTGGCGGTAGGACAGGGTGCGGCGCTCGCCCTCGACAATCCACACGCCACCTTCGGCACGCGGGCGAACTTCCAGCGGTGGGACCTGTCCACCTTCGGCCAGGTGCTCTGCCAGGGCGTCGATGCTTTCCTGGAAGGTCATGCCGTTTTCGTCCACCGCGTCTTTGTCGCGAAGGTTGAAACCAGGTTCAATGTGAATGTCTTCCAGGCGCACTTTCATGGCGTCGGCGCGCTTGATTTCCTTGTCGGCGATCATTTGCTTGAAACTTTTCATTGTGCTGCCTCTTTGTTTAAACGTACTTCATCCAATCGAATGGCTCGCACATAACGAGCCTGTTGTTTTTGGCTTTGTTCAGCCTTGCCGGCATCACCTGAATGTTCGCCGCGCAGTGCAGACCACACGCCAGCTTCGCCTGCAGCGGCACCATGTGGTCAACCTGCCAGGCAAGGCCGGTAGCCAGCTCGCGCAGTCGGCACAGGTCGGCAGCCTCGCGCATTACGAAGTCGTCCAGCTCGCCGTACCAGGGTGGGGTGGCATTCAGGCGTCTTGACCTTCTAGCTTGGTCGCGCGCCCTGAAATCCTCCTTTCTGTGCGCATAGTAAGACCTGAAGTAGTCGCCATTTTCTCTGTAGTGCCTTGCTGAACGCTCGCGTTCTGTCACAGCGTTTTCAGCGTAGTGCCGGGCATTGTCTTCAGCCAGACATGCAGTGCAGTTACCTGTGCTGGTGTTTCTATCAGCAACGTGCCCGCGCTTGCACGGCTTGCCAGTGAAGTACCGGCGATGGCCTAGTGACTTAGCTTCGGCTCTTTTCAATCCTTGTACTCTCCAGGCTTGATGAACTTGCACTGGCCGGAACCAATGCGGTGGGGGAAGTGGTAGCAATCCGCGTGGCAGGTGGGTCGTTCGTCCTTGCCGGCCATACGGTACTTGTCTTCTCGGTAGTCGCGGGCGCCGCACCCGCACTTCGGTTGCCGCAGGTATTCGCCAGGGTGCTTGCGCAGCACCCGGCGAGTGCCGCAGCGTCGGCAGCGGCAGTGGGTTTTCATTACATGCCCAGGTGCGCGAGCCAGCCGAACAGAAGAACGAGTGCCGGGGCAAGGATCGTGCTGACCAGAATGTGTTGCGCATCCTCCAGTTCTTCAGTCGGCGTGCGCTTCGGCTGTTTCTTGCGCGAGTAACCGCGAACCATGACCGCAGCCAGCAATGCCAGGCCGTAGGCGTGGAAGATGCCGATTTGCTGCACACCCAGCGGCACAGCGAACCAGCCCCACAGCACGGTAGTGACATACGCACACCAGAAGAACGATAGCGGCAGACATGCAAACAGGATGATTGCGATTGCCGATAGGGCTTTGGCGGAATCTTTCATTTTGGGTTGTTTCCTCTTTCTTGATTAATGTTGTGTTGCTGAAATGATTTTCGCCGTTTCCGTCCGTAAACAGCCAATTGATTTTCTCTATCAGCGCCGCCGCCCAGCATGAACTTTGCGCGCCCACGCCATCGGCGCCGCGTACCCGCGTTTGCGCCCAAGGGTCACCAGTTCGTCAAGCGTTTTGGCCATCGCCTGTTCAGCCTGCAGGCGCGCCCTGGTGGCTTTCTTGTCGGCCTCGCTCAGTTTCTTCAGCTCGCCTTCGGCTACGGCCTCGGGCTTGTATTCCGCCACCAGGCGTTTGTCGCAGTGCGGGCAGCACTCGGGTAGCGGCCGCTTGATCTGCCTGAAACAGCCCTCGCAGGTGACTGGCGGTGGTGGCCCGTTGTCGTTCGCTGCCTTGCCGCCACCGCCGTTGCCGTCCAGCGACCAGTCGCGCACGTCGTCAGGGAAGCCGTGGCGCGAACTGTTGCCCGCGTGGTCCAGAATGATGCCGGTCTTCCCAGGCTTCGGGCGCATGCAGCGCATGGATTCCTGTAGGTACTTGGACAGCGATTGCGTGGGGTTAGCCAGTATCACGGCGTCGATGGTCACAGGCTTGCCAGCCCAGGCCGACAGGTCGAAGCCCTCGCCGAATAGGCCGACGTTCCACAGCACCTTCACCTTGCCGTCTGCATAGTCCTTGATGGTGCGCTGCCGTTCGCCGTCGTCGGTGCCGCCGTCCAGGTGCGCGGCTGGAATGCCGGCCATGTTGAATTGCTGCGTCATGTACTGCGAGTGCGCGACGTTCACCGCGTAGCCCACAGTCAGCAGGCCGTCAGCGTGCTTGCGCCAGTGCGAAATCATGTCGCCGGTCAGCTTCGGTTCGCGCATGCGCTGTTCGCTGTCTTTCTTGGCGTAGTCGCCCATCTGCTTGCGCACGCCCTTCATGCTGGGTGCGCCTGGGGCGAAAATCTCATACGGCGCCAGGTTGCCCATGGCGATCAGCTCGGCCGTGGTTGGACCCAGCACCATTTCATCGAAGTATTCGCCCAGGCCGGTGCCATCCAGGCGCCACGGCGTGCCGGTCAGGCCGATGTGCTTTGCGTTCGGCCACGCCTCCATGATGGCTGCCCATCCGGCTGCGCCGATGTGGTGGCATTCGTCCCATATGACGGCGCGCGGCTCTGGCAGCTTCAGAATGCGGTTCTTCAGCGTGTCGATGCTGCACACCTGGGTCAGCGCATTGACGTACATGGGCCGTCCAGCCGCGATGAAACTGTGAGGTAACCCGCAGTCGTTGAACGTGCCGCTGGTCTGCTTCAGCAGCTCGGCACGGTGGCAGTTGAAGAACGTCTGCCTGCCCTGGCTGGCGAATGCCTGGGCGATGAAAGCCGCAATGACGGTCTTGCCACCACCAGGCGGCAGCACGACCAGGACGCGGCGAACACGGCGCAGGGCCTGGCCGGTGCGGGCCACAAGGTCCTGCTGATAGTCACGCAAACTAATAGCCATAATTCGGGATCATCTTAGGTCACTGGTGAACATGGTAAGTATACAGAAGTAACGGGAGGTAACGCCATGCCCAAGACCATAATTCATGCCCAGCACCGCAAAGTCGTGCTGAAGATGACCATAGAAATCATCGTGACGTTCTGTAAAGCCTATTTCGACGGCGAGAAGCCGGCCGACCGCGTGAACGACATGCTGATATGCGCGGCCATACTGGTGGGCCAGGTCGAAGGTCATCCGCTCAATGCGTCTAAGGTTTCGGAGTGGGTGGCGATGGCCAGGCCGACGGTTATCAGGCGCCTTGCTGTCCTTGAGAAAAAGGGCTTCGTGGTGCGCGCAGGAAGGACGTTCAAGCTTCGTCACGAAGTCGTGAACAGCGAACGGGTTGTGGCGTCCGGCATGGTCGCGCGCGAGGCGATATTCACAGCCTGCGCGCAACTGTCCAAACTGGACAGTAAGCCCGTTGCCAGACCGTGAACCTTAGCAATATTTTTACTTCTGATGATCTTGGGTTATGGGGTTGCAACGGCAATGAATACTGCGTTATTCTTCACTCGCCATCACGGCCAATAACCAACAATCACGGAATCCAACCATGAAACCAGGCGTTTACGCGGGCATTCCAAATGCCGAGTACCACGGCGGCCCCGGCATTTCGAAGTCGGGCCTTGACCTAATCCACCGCAGCCCGATGCACTACCACGCGGTAGTCACTGCCGCGAACGACAACCACGAAAGCACCGCAGCCCAGGCCATCGGCACTGCAGCGCACATGCTCATTCTTGAGCCTGCCGAGTTCGTGAAGAACTACTGCCTTGGCCTGCGCCCGCAGGACGTGCCGCACGCCATTGAAGACCGCGACCAGCTGGTGGCGATGGTGGCGAAGCTGAACGAAGGGCGACTGCCGAAGCTGACCACTGGCGGCGCAAAGGCCGAACAGGTGGCACGCATCGTGGAAGCCTACGCGGTCGCACCGGCCGACTTTATCCGCGCTACCGCTGAAGAACTGGAAGCCCTGAAGGGCGCCGAACTGAAAGCCGAACTGGAAGCGCTGAACGAACACCGCGCCGGCCTGCTGTCCACCAGCGGCAACCGCCACGAACTCGCCGAACTGCTGCGCGCCAACGGCGTAGAAGTCACCCTGTGGTCGGACGTGCAGGCGGAATGGCTGCAGAACAACCAGGGCCGCACCGTGCTGACGCAGGACCAGTGGGAACAGCTGCATGCCATGCGTGACGCGGTTATGGCGCACCCGGCTGCCAGGGGAGTGCTTGAGCGCGGGAACAACATGGTGGTGGACCTGAAGACCACCGACGACGCCAGCCTGGACGGCTTCAGCCGCTCGATTGCCAACTGGCGCTATGACGTGCAGCATCCGTACTACCTGGACGGCCTGCGCGAAGCCATCAGCCAGAGCGGTGGCGTAATCCCCGAAGCTGCAGTGGATGGCGCCGCCGAACTGTCGGCTTACTGGGTTGACCAGGAAACTGGCGTGCTGTGCCGCTGCCGACCAGACTTCTGGCGCGGCGAGCCGAAGCACTTCATCTTCATAGCGGTGGAGAAGAAAAAGCCCTACGCGGTTGGCGTGTACAAGCTGGACGAAGAAAGCGTGGAGCTGGGCCGCGCCGTCTATCGCGGCGACCTGCGCGTGTATGCCGAGTGCAAGGCGAACGACAACTGGCCTGGATACGGCGACAAAATCCAGACCATCAGCGTGCCAGGCTGGCATGCCAACAAGAACGCGCACCTGCTCGACGCGCAGTAATCAATCACTGAACGAGAACCAATAGAAAATGTCTATCTTCAAGATCGAAGACGCCGAACGCGAAGGCGCGCGGCTGGTCGTTGGCATCGCTGGTGTCAGCGGCAGCGGAAAGACGCACAGCGCCCTGCTGCTGGCGTGGGGCATGGCCAACTACAACAGCCAGAAAGTCGGCCTGCTGTGCACCGAAAACCGCCGTGGCCGCATGTACTCCGACATTCTGGTGGACGGAAAGGGCAAGGTGCACAAGTTCAAGGTCATCGACATGCCGCCGCCATACAGCCCACAGCGGTATATCGAAGCTATCAAGGCGTTCGCCGACTACGGCGTGGAAGTCATCGTGATTGATAGCGTCAGTCACGAATGGGAAGGGCAGGGCGGCTGCGAAGACATTGCCCACGCTGGCAGCCCGCGTAACCCGAAGTGGAACGAAGCCAAGCGCGAGCACAAATCGTTCATGAACGCCATGCTGCAGTCGCCGGCCCATATCATCGCCTGCCTGCGCGCCCGCGAGAAAGTGAAGCTGGAAAAGCGCGACGGGAAAACCGAGTATGTGCCGCAGGGCGTCATGGCCATTCAGGAAAAGAACTTCACGTTTGAGCTGACCGCCAGCTTGATGATGTGGAACGGCGGAAAGTCGCGCGAAATCCTGAAGTGCCCAAGCGACCTGGTGCCGATCTTCGGCAACCCTGGCGAATGGGCTGATGGCTACTTGGGCCACGAACACGGCAAGATGCTGCGCGACTGGGTGGACGGCGGCAAGCAGCTTGACCCTGAAATCCAGCATGCACGCGACCTGATGCAGATGGCGTGCGAACAGGGCCTGGAAGCCATGCAGGCCGAATGGGGCAAGCTGTCGAAGAAAGCGCAAAAGGCGCTCAAAGACGACGGCACCCTGGATACCCTGAAGGCGTCGGCCAAAGCCTTCGATGACCAGCGCACCAGTGGCGGCGACGCTGACCTGGACGACCTCAACGCAGAAATCATGGCCGAACACGGCCAGGCGTAACCGAAAGAAAGGAACCGAGAAATGGGACAAGCTGCCGAGTATCTGACGCCGGCCGAACTGGCGAAACGCTGGAACGACGCGGTGACCACCGGCACCCTGGCGAACTGGCGCAGTAAGGGCATCGGCCCTGCCTTCGCCAAGTTCGGCAGCCGTGTCCGCTATCCGCTGGCAAAGGTAATCGCGTGGGAAGCGGTGAACCTGCACGGCGCAAACGACAACACCGAGGCTATCAACAAATGAAAGTGAATCCTGGTTACGAAACCCTGGCGAACGTACTGCAGCGCGCACTGGACCAGGCGCAAGCCGGCAAGGGCGCCGAGCGTCACGCCGACAGTAAGCCATTCGCCCAGCAACCCATGCAGACTATCGCTGGCCAGGTCGGGCCTGGTTTCTTGAGTGGCCAGGCCATCAAGAAAATCCAGGAAAGCCAGCAGCTGCCAGCTGGTCGCGACGTGGCCGAACTGCTGGGCGCCATCAACTATCTGGCCGGCCTGGTCATCTTCCTGGAAATGGCGCGGCTCGGCCGGCAGGCTAACGACAACGCACCAGCAGGGCAGGCGCTCGCCGATGGCTGATATATTCGACCAAGCAAGCGAGCGCGAAACACGCGACCGCGAACTGGCCATCCAGGCTGTGCTGCGCGCCAGTAGCATTGGCTTACTGACGCCGAATGGCCGCTGCTACAACTGCCAGGAAGCTGTCGGCAGGCACCAGCTGTTTTGCGACAGCGACTGCAGCGCGTACCACGAACAACGACAGCGCGCACGGCGCTACTGAAACCAATTGCGGCCGGCAGGCGTCGGCCGCTTCACCATGAGGTAACGCCAGCATGGCTGGATTGAACAAAGTGGAAATCATCGGGCGCCTGGGGAATGACCCTGAAGTGCGCTATGCCAACAACGGCAACGCCATCACGAACATCAGCCTGGCCACGTCCGAAACCTGGACCGACAACCAGGGCCAGAAGCAGGAAAAGACCGAGTGGCACCGCGTCGTGTTCTTCGGCAAGGTCGCGGAAATCGCGGGCGAGTATCTGCGCAAGGGTTCCGAATGCTACGTGTGCGGCAAGCTGGTGACCCGCAAGTGGCAGGACAACAACGGCCAGGACAAATACACCACCGAAATTGTGGTGGATGGCTTCGACGGCCGGCGCCTGCTTCTGATTGGCGGCCGACCTCAGAACGACAACAACCAGGGCGGCCAGCAGCGCCAGCAGCCGCAACAGCGGCCACAGGGCCAGGGCCAGGGCCAGCAGCGACCACAGCAGCAACGCCCGCAGCAGCCTGCGCCGTCGCAGCACGACGTGAACAGCTATGACGATGATATTCCGTTCTAGTTCTAAGTAGAGCACTGCTTATAGCCCGTCGTTATTGTCGGGCTTTTCTTTGCGCGCTTAGTATTCCTATGCGTTTAAACACACTGAGACTTGAACCATGAACCGCGAAACTTGGCTTAACCTGCTGGCGCAGAAGATGGCGCCGCGCTTCGATGAAATGGGTTTCCCGCTGCCCAAATTCCGCGTGTCGGTCGGCTTCGGCGCAGCTGGCCAGCGGTCTGCGACAGCTGCCGAAGTCTGGCACTCCAGCGTCAGCGAAGACGGCACCTTTGAAATCCTGATAATGCCGGACCAGGTGGACGCCGACCTGGTGGCCTGTCACCTGGCGCACGAACTGACCCATACGGCCGTTGGCTTCGACCAGGGGCACAAGGGCAACTTTGCTAAGGTGGCGCTGGCACTGGGAATGAACCGGCCTATGACCGCGACCACGCCAGGCCCAGCGTTCAAGGAATGGGTGGCGCCGTTCCTGGCCGAACTCGGGGCAATGCCCCATGCCAAGCTGCGCTTTGACCGTGGCATGTCGAAGCCGGCGCCGCGCAAGCCCAAGGCAGGCGAAGACGGCGAGCGCTCGCAGGATGACCAGGCCGACCAGGAACAGCGGCCAGCTGTGCCGCGCAGGGCAGGGGAAAGCACCAGGCCGCCGAAGCAAACCACCCGGCTGAAGAAAGCCGAATGCAGCCAGTGCGGCTACACGGTGCGGGTGACGCAGCGCTGGCTGGAAGTCGGCCCGCCACACTGCCCGCAGCATGGCGCCATGGACGTTGACGTGGACCTGCCTGACGAAGCCGGCGAGTAACAAAAACCCCGCCACTCGGCGGGGTTCTTGCTTCAGGCTGCCAGGTCGTCCGCCTGGTCCGGCTCCAGCGCCTTGGCTAGCCAGACTTCCCATTTGCCCATCGCCTCGCGCATCTGCGGCAGGTAGTCGTACCGGTCGTAATGCTTGCTGCCGGTGTCGGTCCTGGCGTGCTGCTGGATCAGGTCGCGGGTGAAACGGTCAATACCCGCATCGCCGGCCCGCGACTTCCAGGTGCGGCGCAGGTCGCGCGGCTGGAAAGGCATGATGCCTTCCATGCGGCTGGCGCCACGGCTCACGCTGGGGATGCCGACCACGGCGCCCTTGGCCCCAGCCCTGGCGGGGAACAGCCAGCCGTTGCCGCCCATGGCAATCAGCTGCTGGAACAGTGCCACGGCCTGCGCCGTCAGCGGCACCAGGTGCATGGTCTTTCGGCCCTTCGTCTTGTGGGCGGGGATGGTCCACAGCCTGGCTTTCAGGTCCACGTCGCAGCCCTCGACCGTCAGGCACTCTTTCACCCGCTGGCCGGTGGCGAGCACCAGGCGCAGCACGTCGCCGGTCTGGTCGGGCGCCGTGTTCCACACGTGGCGAACTTCGTCGGCCGTCAGGTTGCGTTCGCGAGTGTTGTTCGCTGCCTTGTCGCGCGGCACGGCTGCAACAGGGTTGTACTTCAGGCCCCAGTCGGTGCGGTGCTCAATGGTGTAATCGTTCGTGGACTTCATGCCCCAGGTGAAGGCTGCAGCCATGGCCGTGCGCTGCATGTCGGTGGTGCGCCTGGCGCCACGCTTCATGCCCTTGGCCAGCAGCGTGGCAATGTCGGCCGGCTCGACTTCGGCAGCTGGGCGGTTCCTGCCCAGGCCGTCAGCGGCGCTGTACTTGCCAGTCAGCAGCAGGCGTTCTGACTCGCCCGCGCTGGACGCGCCCCGGTCCTTCAGCGTCTGGATGTAACCCTGGAACAGCTTTTCGACGGTCGGCGAATCGACGCGGACCACGACAGCGTTAGGGTCGCGGCCGGCCAGCAGCAGGTCGCGCACTTCGTCTTCGAACTTGCGGCGCGCGTCGGCCAGGCCCAGGTCGGGGTATCGGCCAAGCGTCTTGCTGACCTGTTTCTTGTCGCTCCACCACACGGCAAACCAGGTGGCGTTCGGCCCCTTGGCGCCAAGCCGGATGCGTAGGCGAAGGCTGCCACCACCACGGCCGGCAGCGCTGTCGTTCAAAACGGTTTCACTGGTCACGTTGCGGATGGCGGCTTGTATCTGGCGTTCGGTAAGCACGGCGGCTGGCTCCCAAATTAGGGTATGGTTCAGGGTACGGTTCGGCAGAAGCGAAAATGCTTATCGTTCGTAATCACTTAACCCGCAGGCCACAAGATAGCTTAATGATATCAGTGGCTTAGCGTTATTTAGGGTGACTACAAATTACTGCCGGTGAACCATTTTTAACCGCCTTCTAAGCAGTTTGCAAGCACTCAAATACCGTAGGAAAAACAAGCACTTAGGCGAAACGCAGAAAAATTAGGGTACGGTTTAGGGTACGGTTAGGCAAAAGCTTCACCCTGATTCACCCGGCGTAATCAGGCCCCGTAGCTCAGCTGGATAGAGCAACGGACTTCTAATCCGTAGGTCGCAGGTTCGAATCCTGCCGGGGTCGCCATCACTCTGCCTTCACCTCGACTTCGGGCTGTTCTTCCTTGTTCGGCTTCTCGGCCTCCAGGTCGCAGACATAGCCACCCGACGCATCCAGCCGATGGGTCACCCGGCTGATAAGCCACTCACCATCCACGCCAGGCCGGAATGCTGCCAGGGTCAGCGGGCATTCGGCGGCGATCAGCGGCGAGCCGGTGCAGGTCAGCGCCACTGTCTGTTCGCCGCGCTCGCGCTTCGACAGCTCGGCCCGCGCAGCCGCCAGGGCCATTTCCTGGGTCGGGTAGTATTGTTTCAGCCGGCGCACCGGCTCACCCTTGCCCACCTTCACTTCGTTGCGCTTGGCCTGCTTCACGGCGTGCCAGTAGGCCACCACCATGCCGGCCGTCTCGCGCTTGGCCAGGACCATGCGCCAGGCTGTGCAGTCGGTGGGAACCAGGGCCACAGACGCCAGCGTCTCGCCGCTCACCGACTTGGATTCGCCCCGCTTGGCCAGGACCAGCTTGCCGTTCGCAGGCTTCACCACGGCGTCGTATTTCTTCGCCAGGCGCAGCAGCAGGTTGATGTCGGATTCGTCGGCCTGGTCGGTGTGCGGCAGAACAATGAACTTCAGCGACGCAGCCACGGCCGGTTCCATGCCGTGTTCCTTGGCGATCTTCGCCACCATGTCGCCCAGCTTGGTGCCCTTCGGCCAGCTTCGGGTTTTCTGCGTCTGCAGGTCGGACTTGCCGCCCTTCGACTTGTCGTAGGTGGCAGCCCTGGCCCTGATAACCATTTCACCAGGCCAGCCGGCCAGCTCCACTTCGTCGCAGACGAACAGGCCCATTGGCAGGTTCATGCCGTCGTAGCCAAGGGATAGCTGCAGCTCGGCGCCGGTCGGCGGAATGGCGATAGGCGCCAGCGGGTTGTTGTCGGCCAGGGTGATTTCCAACATGTCGGATTCCATGCCCACGGCGTCGGTCAGCGTCAGGCTGATGAACCGCGAGGCAATGGCGGCCGTAATGTCCACCTGGTCGGCTGTGATGCTCCAGGTTGGCTGGATGCCGCTTATCAGTCCCACAGGCGCACCGCCTGCACGGCCGTGGCCGGCTGCACGTCTGGAAGGGTGACCAGGACGCCGGCCGGCAGCACCGGCCCACGGTCAGCCAGGCCGGGGTTCGCCTCCATCAGCTGTTCGACCACCTGGCCGTCCTGGGTGCCGTAGAACTTCCAGGCGATGTAGTCGGCGGTGTCGCCCTCGCTGGTGCGGTACTGCGTCATTAGCTGAACCTCTTAAGCTGCAGGGTGAATTCCTGTTTGCGCGGCAAGCCTTCGGCCGCGAACGTGGCCTGCTTTTCATCCACGGATTCGATGACCCACCGCCCCATGATGCCGCCCTGGCCGCTGACCATCAGCTGCGGCACGCCTCGACCAGCCAGGCCGCGCATCTGGTTCAGCTGGGCAAAGCCGCCCCGATACTCGGGATAGATGACGCCGGCCAGGGTCATGGCGTCTTCGCCTGGTCCGGTGAACTGCAGGCCAGGCAGGCGGCCGTACAGGTCTTGCTGCGCCCAGCGGTAAGCAGTGCGCCGGCTCAGCTCCTGGTAGGCCGCCGTGGTGATGCTGAACTGGAAGCTGCCCAGCTGCATCATCACGCTGGCGCCCATGCGATAGCCAATCATTGTGCGGTCGCCCCGTCAGTCATGGCGCTGCGCTGTTTGATTTTGCGCTGGCGCTCTTGTTCTTCTGCGATCCGGCGCGCCAGGTCGCGGTTACTCTCACCAGGCTGCTGGACAATCTGGTAACTGTTCTGGCTGTTGTCGGTGTAGTTGCCGGCCTGGCCCTTGGCGGTTGCCATGGCTGGCTGCGGCAGGGCAGGCGCACCAGGCGCAGCTGCTGCAGCTGGCTGTTCCTCGCCGCCGAAAAATTCCTTGGTGGCCTGCCAGGCGCCGCCGATGCCGTTGCCTACGGCGTTCTTGAACGCCACGGCCTTGTCGGCAATGCCGCCGATATTGTTGGCCACCCAGGTCAGGCCCTGAATCAGCAGCTGCATGGGCGTCAGCACGAAGTTAATGCCTGCCGCCAGCGCCTCGCCGAACGTCTTGCCGGCCGCGCCAGCCTTGCCCAGTTCGTCCTGCGTGTACTGCACCGGGCCAAGCAGGCTGGTGAACCACTGCCAGGCGGTCTGCACTGCGCTGCCGATCATGCTGAACAGCGGGTGGATGGGCTGCAGCGCCTGCCAGAAGTCGCGGAAGGTCTGCACCACCGGCTGCAGTCCGGCTTGCAGGCCAGTCAGAATGCCCCCCATGAACGCCTGCACGCCGTCCCAGTGCCTGTAGATCATGGTGCCAGCCAAGGCCAGGCCAGCCACGGCAGCGCCGACGCCGGTAGACACGAACGCCATGCCGATGGCGCGGACGCCGGCCGCTACAGCTGGCATCGCGGTGGATGCCATGACCATGCCGGCCCGCAGCCTGGTGAAGGTTGCGACCACCTGCAGGGCTCCACCCTTCAGGAAGGTGAAGGCGTAGGCCGATGCCAGGGTGGCAACCCGCAGGCCGACCAGGGCAACAGCGGTTCCCACCACCGCCTTGGTCAAAGCCGGGTGCTCGCGCGCGAAGTCGGCCATCACGCTGACAATTGGCGCGAAGGCGCCGAACACGCTGTTGACGGCAGGCAGCAGGACGAACCCGAAGTTGACCGCCAGTTCCTCGGTGCGGTTCTTCATGATCTGCCATTGCGCGTTCGTGGTCTGCAGGCGCGCTGCAAACTCGCGCGACATGCTGCCCTTGGCTGCGGCGCTGTTGGCCATTTCCAGCTGCTTGCGGAATTCCCCGGTGTTGTTCGCCAGCTTCGCCATGGTGTCGGCGTGCTCCAGTCCGACCAGCTCGACCATGACGCCCAGCTGGTCTTCCTTCGGCAGCTTGCCGATGGCATCCATCACTTTAAGGATGGTCTGGCCGGCATCCTTCTGCATGCCCTTCTGCACGTCGGACACGCTCAGGCCGATTTGCTTCATGGCGGCGTGGAATTTCTTGGTGCCCTTATCGGCCGCCGCGAACTTGGCGAACATGGCGTTGGTCGCGGTGCTCGCGGTTTCGGAACGCTCGCCCAGCGTCAGCAGGGTGGAACCCAGCGCAGCCATGTCCTTAGCGCCGATCTTGACGGCAGACGCAGCGCCACCAGTTCGGGTCAGGAAGTCGATAATATCGCTACCCTTCGAAATGGCGTTGTCGTCCAGGTAGTTCACGGCGTCGGCCAGGTCGCCGATTGCGGGAATCGGGATTTTGAACAGACCGGCAATCTTGCCCATGTTGTCTGCCAGCTCTCCGGCCGGAAGCTCGAATGCATCAGCCATCATCGCAGCCGTGCGAGTGAACTCCAGAATGTCATCCTTGGCCACGCCCATGCGCGAACCAGCGGTGACCATTGCCGCCAGGTCGTTGGTGGCCAGCGGGATTTCGCGGCCCAGCTGCTGGATGGCCTTGCCCATGTCGTAGTAAACCTGGGTCAGCTGGCCGTTCTTGTCGCGCGCGCCTTCCACCTGCTTGGCCACGCCAAGCATTGCGGTTTCGAACTGGGCGGCTTTGACGATGGGCGCAGCAGCGGTGGCACCCAGCGCCACCGTGTCGAACATTTGCCCGCGAAGGTCAGCGCGTCGCTGTGCGTTGGCCTGCTGCGCAGACTCTACGCGGCGCAGGCTTTCATGGGCTGCACGCAGCTTGTCCACCTGCGCTGTCAGGGTAGCGTACCGGGCGCGCAGGCCGTCCACGTTCTTGCCCATTTCGCCGAACGTGCGAATGGAAGTTGTCAGCAGTCGCTGTTCGGTTTCCAGGCGGCGCAGGGCAGAGCCGACCTGGCCAACCTGGCCTTTGATATCACCGAAGGCAGCACGCAAGCTGCTTGCGACTGCACCACCGATTTGGATTGTCGCACTCAGGCGCTTGTTAGCCATCTGCTTTCGGTAATCCGTCCAAGTACCAAAGGAACTGGGACGTTCTCAGCCCCATGATTTCCGCGAGTGACCAGCCTGTGTGGCTGGCCAGTGCTAGAACGCCCGCGCGGACGTATTTGCGCTCTAGTCGATGAAACCCCGGTAAGCGGTCTGCAGCCGCATGAAGTCGCGCAGTGGCATCTGGCGCAGGTCTTCGGGCGACAGGTCGCACAGGTTGGCGAACGCATGGATTTCACGCGAAGCGTCGGTGCCGCTCATTTCGGAAACAGCTTCCTGGTCGCGCACAGTCGGTTCGCGCATGCGCACAACGGACTGCTTCATGTTGTTCAGTTCAGCGGGGCGCGACAGGGTAATGTCAGCGCTGCCGTCGTCGTTGTACTTCAGCCACTCGGGTTGCTTCGCTTTCGCCATGTTGATTCACCTGCAAATGATTTCTGGTTTGGGGAAAGGCCGGTCTTCGCCGGCCTTGTGGTGCTTAAAGGCCCAGTGCGCGGCGCATGGCCGCCAGCACGTCGATGCCGTTGATGACGCGAACCATGTTTTCGGCGTCCACTTCGTGGATAGTGCGGCCGTCGTGCGTCAGTTTGTAGTAGGTCAGGGTCATGGTGGCCTTGAGCAACGGCATTTCGCCAGGCTTGCTGGTGCCTGGGTCCAGCTCGGTAATCTTGCCGCGCATGTTGTGCACCACGGCCTTGGTGGTGCCGTCGAACGACTCCAGGCCCTCGCGCACGGTCAGCGGCACGACACTGCCAGCAGCCAGGCCGAACAGCGCCAGCACGTCGCGGTCGAAGGCGAACAGGCTGAAGTCGCAGACCATCTTCTGCATGCCCATGGTCACGTCGATTGGCACGTCCATGCCGCCAGCGCGAAATTCTTCCTCAACGGTCGCCAGCTTGGGCGCGTTGAATTCGCTGACCTGGCCGGCGTAGCCCCGGCCATCCACGGACAGAGTAAAGTTTTTCCGAACGTCGCGAGCGGCCATTATTCGAAAATCTCCGTGATGTAGTCGTTAACGATACGGCTTCGCATGATGATGTGTTCGGCCGGATAAACAGGGGTGAAATCAAAGTCGAAGTATACCTTACCCTGCGCGATCTGGTCAGGCGTGTTCACGTCAGGGTCAGCCCAGCAGGTGCCGCCCAGGATGGCGCCGATGGTCACCAGGTGGCGCAGGTAGGCGTTCACGCCTTCCACCACGTCTTCCACGTACTGCTTGGTGATACCACGGTCCACGGCCCACAGGTGGTTCGCCATGATGCTGTCGTTGATGATGTCAGCAGTACGGCGCACGCACAGGAAGGCAAAGCGCTGGTCACTCGACAGCGTGCGGTTGCCCCACAGGCGGAAACCGTCTTCGCGAATGATGGTCGCAACCTTCATTTCGTTCAGCAGGTTGGCGCGTGCGTTCGCATCTCCCAGCGTGAAGTCGATAGGGCGCGCGGTGCCCTGGATGCCGTTGATGGTCTGGTTGGAAGGCGACCACCAGAACCCGCGCTCGTTGTCGATCTTGGCAATCAGACCGGCGACAGCAGGGCTGGCCCACTCGGTGACGGTCGTGCCGGTGCTGTCGGTCTTGATGACCTTGGGGTCAACCAGGTACACGCGAGCACTGCCGAAGTCGCCAGCGTAGCCGATGGCGTCGGCGTCGTTGGTGTTCGGACCATCGGCGATGATGACGGCGCGCAGGCGCTCGGCAATGCCGATCAGCTCGGCCACCACGGCGTTGCCGACGATGCCGAACGATGCAGTGGCCGCAGCCCCGGTGCCGCCACCGCCAGTAAGGGCGACGGTCGGCGCGCTGGTGTAGCCGCTGCCGGCCTTGGTCACGCGAATGCTGGTGACCTTGCCAGCATTGGCACCAGTGCCCAGGACGGCTTCAGCGGTGGCGCCAGTTCCACCACCACCGGTCAGGGCGACAGCCGGGGCAGTGGTATAACCGGTGCCCTGGTTGGTCATGGTGATGGCGGTAACGCCACCGGCCACGCGGGTGTGCGTGAAGCCAGGCGCCAGCAGGATGCGAGGCTGGAAGCCCACCACCGACTTGGCTCCCAGGAATGCGTGCACGCCTTCGTACTGGCCATTCACGGCGTTGACGCCGCCCAGGATGTTGGCCAGGGTTTCGGCGTCGGTTTCGCCTTCCTCGACGCGAACGACGATGACCACGGCGCCGGCCTGGTCAAAGATGCCATCCATGGCAGCAGGCAGGGTGCCTTCGCCAGTGCCCAGCAGGTCCAGTTTCGCGGCCTCACGACGGCTGCCGGCGATCAGAACAGGGGTGTTCAGCGGGAACGCCGAAGCGTCCGCGTTAGGTGCGGTGCCGATCAGACCGATTACGCTGGAACGAACGGTGGAAATCGGGCGTGGTCCAGCGTCGATTTCGATAACCTCGACGCCATGAAGAAAAGTTTCGCCAGCCATGTTGTGTGGGCCTCGATAGACGCAGGATTAGGAAGCGTGCCGGAATGTTCGCAGCTGGCGCGGCGCGGTTCCTCTTGGGCTTTTTCCAAGCATAAAAAAGCCGCCCCGAAGGGCGGCAAGCAGGCGTGCGGTGTGTCAGGTCTTGATGATGTGATTCAGCACTATGGTGGGCTGCGTGTTGTTGTGCGCGCCGCCGCCGCCAGCATTCTGGATGCTGATGCCGGTGCCGGCAGCATAGATGCCAATGCCGGTGCCAGCGGCCGCAATGCTGATGCCAGTGCCGCTTACGCTAGTGCTGCCGGTCAGGTGGTTGTTCGCCGTGCCAACCTGCGAGCCTTGCCCGTTGGCGACGCTTACGCGGTCATAGGTGTGCGAGTGGCCAGGGTCATAGACGCCGTGCGCGTGGCCTGGGTCGTATACGGTGTGCGCGTGGGTCGGGTCACTGACGCCGTGCGCGTGCAAAGGCATCTGCGGCACAGTCAGCGCGTGGGTTTCAGCACCACCAGCGGCGCCAAGCGTGGCACCGTTGACGCCGGAAGCGCCTGCGGCCAGTCGGCTGGCGGCCGTGCCTCCCATGTTGTCTTTGCCGGCCGCCACTCGGCCGCGCAGGTCAGGAAGGTTGAACGTGGTGGAGCCGTCGCCAGAGCCATAGGTGGTGCCGACGACCGCGAACAGGTGGGCATGTGCCGTGCGACTTACCGCCTGTCCATGGCAAAGCATCCAGCCATCAGGTGCGACAGCGCCAGCAAACGGCAGCACCACACCACAAAGGCCGAAGATAGATTGTGTCGCTCGACTCATACACTGGCGCCTCCATCGGCGTTTACTTGAATCCATTTCTTGCCGTCCCATCGGCGCCGGTATCCAGGGCGCGCGATGGGCGGCTTTCGGGTGATGCACCCGGCAGGAATCTGCCAGGTGCCGTCAATCAGTCTGTCTGCCATCGCTGGCCCAACCAGGAAGCCTTCGGCGTCCAGTTGGTAAACCTCTTTGTGCAGGTCCATGTTTCACGCCTTGATGCAGTAAAGGAGGGCGACGTTTCGTGGGCGCGTTTCGCTTGCGAAGACGCCGCTTTCGCCAAACGTTGCGGTCTGCCAGTTGCCCGCGCCAGTCAGGGTCAGGTCGCCTTGCGACAAAGTACCCGCATCGTCGTTCAGAGACGTTACGCTCCCAGGGTTCAGAGACCTCGTGTTGATATAGTGGCTGTGAGTTTGCACCGCGAAGCCCTGCGCGGAGCCAAGTACACGGCCAGCATCAGCGCCGCGCCCGTCATCCAGGCCGCGAATGAACTCCCCTCGCAGGTCAGGCAGGTTGAACGTGGAACTGCCATCGCCAACGCCAAAGGTGGTTCCAATGGCGGCGAACAGCGCATTGTAAGTGGTTCGGCTCACGGCGCCGCCGTTGCACTTCAGCCATCCAGTAGGGGCTGTGGCGCAGGCGAACGCCTGCACGGCACCAGGCGGCGTCAGTTGGGCGCCGAGCGATGCAAGAACGGCTTTCAGCACTGCAGCGTCCACCACTTTGCCAGCGGTCCCCGCGTTGCCTTCGTCAGTGGTTGCCAGCTCAACCAGGCCGCGCTGTTCAGTCGTAGCGCTCGCGATCTGGTCAAGCGCCTCGTTTTGGTAGGCGTGGATGACCGAACCAGCAGGGTAAGCGCTTGTCAGGGTAATCTGCGCAGTGCCGGTGACGGCGTAGTCGATGGTTTCAATCAGGCGCACACCATCGACGTATACCGAAATGCCACTGGCATTGATCAGTGCGAAGTTCACCACGGTTTGACCGGCCGCGAGCGTCTGGCGCTCGGGGATAACGTCCACCAGCACATTCACGGCGTCAGAAGGGCTGCGCCACTGGAAATCCTCATCAGTGTTCGTGCGCTTAGTAAGCACCTGGCCGGCCAGACCGCCAGCCACCTTGCTGCGCAGCAGGAACTGGGAAACCACCCACTGGCGCGACGCAAGCACAATGCTTGGATCAATCTTCAGCTGCACCACCGAAGCGTTCGACACTTCAATGATGATGCGCACCACCAGGTCGCGGCTTGCACCTTCGGACAGTTGCGGTTTGTACGTGTCAGGGAAGTTGCCAACCGCGATCAGTTGGCCGTCCACGTCATACAGGCCGACTTCGCGCACGGTCCATCCGCCAACGTCGGAAGGCACCACCAGCTCAGCGATGACGTAATTCGGGTTGGACGGATCAGTGCTAAGCTGATTCAGCTGAGCACGATAAACTTGGCGAACCAGGGCGGTCTGCCCCTGGTTCGGCGTAGTTGGGTTGCCGTTGCCATCGCCAAGGGCCATTTCGGTAAGCTGGATTTGCTGACCAAGCGCAACAGCGTTTGCGATTTTTGCCTGACCGATGGTGGTCAAGATTGTGAAATAAGTAGCCATTTCTATTTAGCCCTTGTCGTAATCGGTCAGCCTACGCGGTTCCAGTTGGCGCCGTTGAATCGGAACCTGCCGAACCCGTAGTTCGTGGAAATGTTAACCGATGATGCGCCGTCAATGGTGGTTCCATCAGACGTACTAACCACGATCACCCATGTTGCAGCGTCGCCCTTCCCGTCTTTGATGACGACTTCGCGCCCTTGCATCGGATACGCAGGGAGGATAACGGCGGTCGCTGCGCTTGCAGTGTATCCGCGAATCCACACATCGTCTTCAGGCTGCATCTGGTAGTTTGCCTGAACAGTAGGGAAATGCTGGTTCGGGCTTTGTGCGGCGCCAGTCCTGAAGTTGGACCCGGAGCGAATGCCAGCGTACTTGTTGCTGGACTCCGAAACGTTTTCACACGATGCGTCGATAACTACGCCGCGATAAGTGTAAGTGTTTCCGGTGGATTGGTCGAATGCATTCCCGCCACCGCCAATGACGTTGTTGGCAATGCCGATATTCTTCGCAGTGGCGCTGGCGCAATAAACGGCAGCACACCATTGCGCATCGGTGGTTGCAACTTCCAGTGTGTTCCAGCTGCACAGGGTGTTTCCGACAATGGTGCCGCCGTTCGCTGCGAGCATGACGATGGTGGTGCCGATATTCTGGAAGAACGTATTTCCGAAAATCGCGAAGTTAACCAGCGACGCGCCAGCACCACCAGAATTTTGCGCGATGATACCGCCCTTCGAAACGACCTCGCCGTTGAAGGTGTTTCCGTAAATCTGTACGCCAAGTGCGTACTGCGAAGCACTGGTGGAGTCGAAGTTGATCTGGAAGTCGCGCGCACCATCAAAGTGGTTGCCGTAAATGCGAATGTCGATTGCGCCACTTCCGGCAGCAACGTTGAACTTGATGGCGTTGATGTTGAAGCCGCCGAGATAGCAGCCTGAAATAGACAGGTCTTCCACGGCGTCCGCATAAAGCCCATATGCGCTACCGATTAACTCGGTAATCGACCTGCTTACGGTGCCGTCACCAGTGGTGATGCTCACCGGCCTGGCGTTGACGTTCGCCCCGTTGAACTCGCAGCCGGTGAACGTCACCGTTACCGGATACCCGTGGTTCGTGCTCTTTTTCAGCCAGACCTGTGCGAAGCCCTCCTGAAGCGCGGCGTTCGCATGGTCGAAGATGCCCTTAAAGCTGCAGTTTTCGACCTTGATAACAGAGCCGCCCTCGAAAACGATTTGCGACGGCATACGCCACATCCAGCAGTTTTCAATCTGCGCGCCCTGTGACCCGTAGATGCGAATGTGTGCACCAGTCGTGGCCTTGTCTGCCAACGCTGTGTCGCCAGTCGAATACATGACGGAGTGCTGGAAAAAGATATCGGAAACGCGCGCCGGACCACTATACCCGCCAGGCGTAGCGTTGCCGAACACCAGCGTGTCGCCATAGTCGCCAGAGCGTATGAACACCACGCCCTGCCAAGAACTGGCATCACCACGCAGCCAGCAGCCATACGGGGCATTCAGAGTAGCCGACAGGCGATAAATGCCAAGCGGCACATCCACCACGCCATTAACCCCTGCTGCATCAAGTGCAGCCTGGATGGCCGCCGTGTCATCAGTGACGCCATCACCAACCGCGCCGAAATCCTTGGTGCTCAAACCCTCGCGCAGCTTATCCATGACGGTGCGGCCAACAGCGCCAACGCCGCGAGGGCGGAAGCCGATCATGGCGGCGCCCTTCGTCGCATCGCTCGCGTTAGCCGGGTCAACGGCCAGTTCATTGTCGAACCCAGGCAGCAAGTCAAGCACTCGCAAACTGCGACTGTTCCCGCCCTGGGTTACCTCGATAAGCTCGTTTCCACTCAGCGGCAGCGATGCGCCTTGAAGGTCAGAAATTTTCCATCCCATCTATTCAACTCTCCACAGTTCGAAGGAAACCGGACTCTGTAATCCGCTGCGCACCATCAGCTGTAAGGCGCGCTATCAGCGATTCATCTTCCCAGCCCAGCGGGTAAATCGTTGTGTCCGTCACGTCTTGACTGGCAGAACCGAAGAACAGCTGGCCCATACTGTCCAGTGACAGAATCTGGTACGGGTAGACCGTAGTGTCGTTGCCATCC